CGCCTTGATGCGGACGGAACGAGGGCGTCCAGCACGTTCTAAGTGCCTCCTGTCAGCGAATGGCAACTCGCTGCGTTTAAGGAAGTACTTAGTTAGGGCATCAACTCCATCCAAAGGATCTTTGGGAAGAGTTGAAGACACAACATACGCCTTAACCATAGGCTTATGAAGGTGTTCATCCACCCTCTCGGTATCATAACCAAGAAAGGAGGTACGACCCAACGCCTGAGATGAATCAAGAACCGCCGGAAAGTGCTTAAGCATTTTCCGGAGTAATTGGTCCAGATATTTCACAGTCCCCCAACAACCAGCAAGGTAAAACTGGTTGCGGAGGGAAACAAGTGAAATAACCTCAGGAACGTGCCTCCGTGATGAAGGAAACATCCTTCTGACCTTGACAATAGAAACGTCAAAGCCAGAATAGTACTCCTTCCCACAAGACTCTCTGAACCTACCGGTCCAGAAGGACTTGGACGAACCGACTGAAGCACCGAAGTGTTCCAGCGATTCAATCACGGAATGCACATAATCTCCGGGAACAATGATATCGTCCCCGTAGATACGCACCTTCCCACGGAACTGATATAAATCAGACCTGCGGAAAAACCGGGTATTGAGCTCAGACTCAATCCCCAAGAAGACCATAACCAAAAAGGCTATGGCCTCAAGAGGAAAAGTAAGAGCTGAACCCATAGACGCATACTTGGCAAGGCGAACAACACCATGACCAGGTACAAAAGCCTTACGGGAGCGAACCGCATCCAATCCCTTACTCAACCAGGGAAAGTTTGCAGTCAGCTCACGTATAAGCTGATTGGAAACGCGATCGGATGCCTCACTTAAATCAAGCGTGGCATAGTCCCCATCTATGGAGGCTATACGGGCCAGTTCCTGGTTAGGGAGCTGAGACTCGAATCCAATCAGATTGCTCAGGAAAGAATCCTTCGCAATCCCATGAACAAATTGCTCAAGGAGTGCCTGTTGCATATACTGCATACAGGTAGGCTCAATGGCAATGATTC